TTGGTGATGTTTCTGGCGGTCAATCAAAACCGCTTTCAAATACTGGCTCTTACGTGAAACAGCAAAGCGCTCTAAAAAAGTTTTTTAAAACACTTTTTGGGTGATTTGGGCGGGTGCTAGGGCATCTGGCCATGACAACCGAAAGACGACAAGCCCCAAGAAAAAAAATAAAACTAGTTGAAAAAGCTGGTTCATGGGGAAAACTCCAGTACGTACACCACCTTGTGTGCGGACATACGGAAACCCGTAAAAGGCTTGCTCCGTCCAGCGAAATTGCCTGTGTGCAATGTTTCCGAGAAGAACAAACAAAAGAAGAGATGCGTGCGCTCTCTCGTGTTTCTCCACTTGTTTATGGAGATGACAATTCTTTTATTGATGAAGAATTAAAAATAGAAAGAACAAGAGCTGCCCTTGCTTCAAAGTTTGGTGTTCCGCTTGACGCCATAGACGTGGCGTCAGAATACCTTTCATCAAAACTAATTATTAGAAGTGCAACAATTTATCTTTCTGCTTTAGACGTAGACAAATTGACAAAAAACAACTAACCTGTTCCCCACACCAAGGGGGCACATGAACAGAGAAGAAGAGCAGGTTTTTCGCAACAAAATATCAGCCGGTTTGGATGGAGAGCTTTTATCCATACCCACAGATGTTCCACCCACAAATGGTGCATGCAGTGGTTATGACGTTTCGATGTGGTTCCCCTATTTTGAAAAAGAAACAGCAACTGGTTCTTTGATAAAAAAAGTACAACAAAATAGCGCACGAGCAAAACAAATATGCACAACGTGTGATTTTCAGATGCAGTGTCTTGCCTATGGCCTTCAACACGAAATGTGGGGAATTTGGGGTGGATATACAGAAAGAGAAAGAAAATCTCTCCGTAGAAAATTTAAAATTCCATTGCTCAGGCGAGAGCCGGTAATACATATTCAGGGAATGAATTTAAGATAATGCCAGTATCACCATCGCCACAAACTTCAAATTTTCTTGCTCGCCTAAACGGAGTAAGGCAAACAAATAATGGATGGGTTGCGCGATGCCCATGCAGAAACGATGACAACAATCCATCCCTTTCGATTGGGCAGGGAGACGACGGAAGAACCCTAATTACCTGCCACAGGGCAATGTCGTGCAATGTTGAGCAGATTTGTGGCTCTGTGGGGATGAGGGTTGCTGAATTAATGCCAAACTCAACGGAAAACATAAGCACGTTTTCTTCAAAATCATACGCTTCTGCTTCCGTAAGGGTCAATACGGTTGAATCAAAACCCAAATTTGTTGAATCGTACGACTATGTAGACGAGTACGGAAAATTGTTATTCCAAAAAGTAAGATACGTTGAATCAAACGGCAAAAAAACATTTAGACAACGAAAACCGTCACCAAGTGGAGGGTGGGAATATTCGCTAGGCGACACGCCAAAAGTTCTATACAATCTTCCAGCCGTATTGAAGGCAAAAGAGTCTGGTCACCCAATTTGGGTCGTCGAGGGAGAAAAAGACGCAAACACCCTGACTGAAATGGGTTTAGTTGCTACGACAATGCCGGGTGGGGCTGGTAAATGGCTCGAAATACACACACAGGCACTTTCTGGTGCGATTGTAGAAATAGTCGCAGACAAAGATGAGATAGGCATAAAACACGCGAAGGATGTTTTGGCCAAACTTGTTTCCAATGGTTGCGACGCTCAGGCATGGGTTTGTCCATCACACAAAGACATAACGGACCACATAGTTGGCGGTGGTCAGGTTTCCGATTTGGTCCCCCTTGATGAAATTTCGATAGACACATCTGGAGAAGAAAATAAAAAATTAGAATTATCACCAGAAGATTTGGCTTTAGAGAAATTAAAAGAACTTTTGGAAAGGGAAGACCTAAACACTAAACAAAAACTAGCAAAAAGCAATTTGATAATTGCCACGTCAACAGTCTCGTTTGTTTTGGATTCGGGAAGACTCGTTAGTTGGGGAGACTTTTTAAATGAGTCAGAAAAAGACTCATTCGACTGGGTAATACCGGGATTGATAGAGCGTGGCGAACGTGTGATTGTTGTTGCGGCAGAAGGCGTTGGTAAAACTATGCTCGCACGCCAGGTCGGAATATTGTGCGGAGCAGGAATACATCCATTTAGTTTTCAGCAAATACCAAAAGTCAGGACTCTATCCGTTGACCTCGAAAACCCAGAACGAATAATTAGAAGAACATCTCGCTCCATAGCTGCACAGGCGGCACATTTGGCAAAAACAGATTTAGACGCATTCATATTGACAAAACCATCCGGAATGGACCTACTGCAAGCAAAAGATAGGGCGATTTTGGAACAAGCAATAGACGAAGTTAAGCCCCACATGCTGATTATCGGCCCACTATATAAAGCTTTTATTGACCCGGGTGGAAGGACATCTGAAGCAATAGCTGTGGAAGTTGCAAAATACCTTGACACCATCAGAACGATTTATAACTGCGCCCTTTGGATTGAGCATCATGCCCCCCTTGGTTCAACCGGCACAACCAGGGATTTGAGGCCATTTGGTTCTGCTGTATGGTGGAATTTCTCTACAACCAGACCCAACAGTTGTGGGAGAATATGTTTACGACATTAAGCATTTCCGCGGAGCAAGAGACGAACGCCAATGGCCGTTAAAGATAAAACGCGGGAAACGCTTTCCCTTTGAGGTTGTTGAATGGAATAAAGTTGTTACATGAGCGATGATAAAAGAAGCACATCTCCCATAAAGACAGCAGAGTCGGTGCATGAACGTGACATGCGCATATTTAAGCTTCGCCAAGCTGGAACATCAATCGGTGAAATAGCAAGAAGATTTGGGGTTTCTACTCAAACTGTTTCAAGGTCAATATCTAGACAGCTAGAAAAAATGAATCGTGAAGCACTTCTTGCATATCCGGAAATATTGAGAATGGAATTAGAAAGATTAGACAGCATGCAACAAGCACTGTGGCCACTTACGCAGCATAGACGGCAAGTCATGGATGATGGAACCGAAGTGCAAGTTGAACCAGACATAAAAGCAGTTCAGCAAGTTTTATCAATTATGGATAGACGTTCAAAACTTCTTGGGATGGAACAGACAAATGTAAATGTTCAAATGGATGCTCAAGTAAATGGTACAAATACAATAAGGGCAACAATAGCTGGGCAACCAGGCGTAGAAAAACCAGCAACTGGATTTGATGCAGAATCAGAAGCAAAAAGACTTCTCGAGGTTATGGCAATTGCTGGTGTTCTGCCAGAAAAGACTATCAGGGCGCTAATGTCCCCCGAAGACGAAATTATTGATGCAGAAATTGTCAACGAACAAAATGAAAGCGACGAAAATGGCAAAGAGTAAAAATCCAGACGAATTGTCAAACATAAGAGTCGCGATGGACAAGGTTGCCGAAACCCTTGAACCTTCTGTTCCGATGTCAGTTACAGAGGATGGTGGGCCAGCGGATAAACAGGTGCTAATAAGAACGACCGAAGCCGAAAGACAAAAATGGAAAGATGCGTCCATAAAGGAAAACGAAACACTTTCTTCGTGGATTAGAAAACACCTAAATGAAAAAGCAGAAAAAACATTGACATGCCAGCATGAAAGAGTAAAAAATTATCCATGGGCGACAATATGTTTACAGTGTCGTCAACGGTTATAAAAATACAAATTAGAACACAAAAACCTTGTTATTTAAGACGAAATGGTATTATTGCTTTAAATGTTTGATGATAAAAACGCAGATAACGCTCGCACGGAAAAGGAATCTGGCTCACCAGAGGTGAAGCTAAATCTCGCCAACAGGGCAGCGTCTTACGGCATCAGCAAACTTGTCGATAGGCCAAATATTGGTGATGGAAGAAGAAATAGAAGACGCAGACGTGGCCTGGACTTTGACCTACCAACTGGTGGAAAACCGGGAACACGAAAGCCAACTGGGTCCAGAAGGGACACAGACTTCGATGGGTGGTCGGACGAGGGAACAACAAACCCAGTGTGGGTTGGTTTTCCAAAACCACAAAAACCACAACAACCGAAAGACACATCAAAACCAAAAACCGAAGAGCAGCCATATAAATTCCGCCTCAGTTCTGGCTCTGGAACAAAAAAACTTTCAATAGTCGGCGAAGATGACGAAAGAGTAAAAGATTTACTATCTTCAATAAACGGCATACAAGACAAGCCAAAAGAAGAAATTGTTTTTTCAAATGAATACACGCCACAGCTTGAAAGGGGAGAAGAATTAAAACGATTTTTTTTGAATCAGCGAAGATTTGTAGAATTCACTAAACCAAATGGTCAAAAAAAACTTTACATGTTGCAAAACACAAATGATGCCGGAACCGTGTACGCATATGATGTTGATAAATTAAAAAATGTAATAAAAGAAAAGTATCTGCCTGGTGATTTTTTTGCTAGGTACTTAGAAGAACCATACAAGTACAAAATTCGTTCTGCGAACGCCGGAACAATGAATGCCAGAAGAATAATTGGAAACAGGGGTAAACATTTCAAACCAAACTGGGAAATTGACGCAATAGAAGTAAAAAAATCTCATCAGCGTCGCGGACTTGGTTCGGCAATGTTGAAATTTCACCGTGATACATTTCCAGAATACAGACTTGACCACTCGGAAATGCTTTCGGAAGATGGAAAAGGATTTGCCGCAGCCACTCCAGTCGAGAGACTTGCATCTGGGGCCAAAAAGCCATCATGGCCAAGAAAACCAACGTATGGTGCTTTTATAGATGGCGCAGATGAAATTTTTGGCGATGCAAAAACATGGGAAGAACTAAAAGAAATATATGACAATACAGAGATAACGTTTCTCGACTACGAAACAACTGGACTTGTATTTGACGACTTCAGAAAGCCATCATCAAATGGAAAGCCAGTTCAAATAGGCCTAACAAAAATGAAGGGCGGAAAAGTAATAGACAGACTTGACCTATTCATGAATCCAGGTGAACCGCTTGGTGAATGGTCCAGAAATAATCTAAAAGGACCGAATGGGGAAAGGCTAACCGACGAATGGCTTTCTCAGCAAATGTCAATTGCTGAAGCGCACAAGAAAGTCGCAGAATTTATTGGAGATAAAGGAATACTTGGAGTACAAAATGCATCTTTTGACAAAGATGTTCTTGATGATGCTCTTGATGAATCTTCAATTGACTGGAGACCATACGGATACCTTGACACAAAAGAAATATCCGACATGGTTTTGCCGAAGTGGACACCAGAAAGTCAGGATGGTCCGTACAGGCTGGTTGACGGAAACAAAGTCCCATCCAATGGGCTTGCGGACATAACGAAATATCTTGGTGTTGACTTAGGCG